CGTCACCGCCGTGATAGGTGGAGCACTGACGGTGGTGGTGTGCACCACGACAGGCTCCTGGCTTGTGTCGCCAAAGGCGTAACCAAGCATGAAGATGACTATTGCGATCAGGGCCTTGGCCGTCCATGACGGGTAGGGCACCGTGATAGTGAAGTGGTTCATGCCTTGTCCTCCTGATGGTAGGCGTTCTTGATAATCTCAGCGACCTCTGGTTCATGCTTTGAGAGCATGTCAATCAGCTCCTCGATGAGCGCGGAGTTATCTCCCTCTCTCTCGTTAAGCTCCGTGATAGTGGAGTTGGCCTTGGCTAACTCGGTGTCAAGGTGCAGGATATGCGCTCTATGCACAGCATTCAGGTCTTGGATGGCTTGCGAATTCATGCCTATGTCTAGCCTCTGATTGCCAAGCTCTAGCCTCTTCCTGAGTGTTTGCTTGGTCTCTTTTAGTGCATCGGTAAGCATATCGATCTCTCTACGCTGCTCGATGATAGTGGCCTGAGCGTCCTCGCTCAGTTCGTTTAAGTCTTTAGTCATGTCGGTGTATCCCTGGCCTAAGGCCATGATAGGTGTGAGGTTCAAGTGGTAGCGAGAACCGGGAAGGGGTTGGACTAGCGGTAGCTGGCACATCCCATGCAGAAAAGAAGACGCGCATTGCCACTGCATTGCGTTCGCACCTCTCTTCATCACCCACTCAACCATGATGCGAAGCATGTGCTACCGAGAGCGAGGTAGCAGCCTGTCCCACCTCTCCTCCTCTGTTGTGACCCCCCACCTGTCGGATAAAAAGGGTACCTTATATGGAACGCTTCCTTGCCTCCCTGACACACAGACGCCAAACCCAGCTCTCTTCCCTCTGTACACCCCCCCCCTCCTATTTTGAGTTCAGATGTGACTCCTAGCTCCTGTTTTATTTCCGTCCAACACAGGGCCGCTGAGGGCCTCTCACAGGCATCCCCCTTCTGGAGCCTCACCTGATCATCTGTGGCCATTCCCTATTCCATCCTCTCTTTTAGTGCGACCGTATAAGACCGCAGTGCGTCTCTATGCGAACCCAATGCTATAGAGAAGGAGAAGGAGAAGGAGATATATATACATACATAAGGAAACAACCTAGGGTGTGGACATGCGGATCAAGAAGCCTAAGGTCAGAAATTACACCATGGAGTACGCGAGGGACCATGCCAGTGCCAAAGCCAAGAAGGACCGTGCTGCCCGGAACACCGCGAGGAGGCAGTCTGGGCTCGGGGTTGGGAACCCCAAAGAGGTCGACCATATCAAGCCTTTGTCTAAGGGCGGTAGCCGGACTGCTAAGAGCAACCGCAGGGTTGTCAGCAGGTCTACAAACCGTAAAAAGGGCCGCAAGTGACATCCTGCCATTTGTGCTTGAGGTCGGAATTGTGGCGTTAGGTCTACTATTTTTGCTTGAGAGCCTCTAAGATGCCCAAGAGACTGACATGGGACACGGTTACCACACCAGGACAAGCGCACCGACTAATGGTGAAGGAGGGGCTCTGCGAGCCTCTGGTGGCTAGTGGGTGGAGCAAGCCCGTGAAGGGGCACCAGCGGAGTCTCCAGAGGGCTCTGAACATGTACCTGGACGATAACCCAGAGTGCCTTGAGCAGATCGTGATGGGGATGGTTCACCGGGCCAGAATGGGCGATGCGAGGGTGCTTGCAATGCTATGGGACCGCATAGACGGGGCTGTTGTGAAGAAGACCACGAACGAGGTCGATGTACACATTAAGCGTTATGGGTTTGCAGAGCCCCGCTTGGTTTCAGATGATAATACTGAGGCCGATGAGGCCAAGGAGATTGGATAATATGCCGAAAGTCAATGGTAAGAGCTACCCGTACACTCCTAAGGGCAAGAAGGCTGCGGCTGCTGCCGCCAAGAAGAAGAAGGGGAAGAAATAATGGGTCAGTATTCTGGAAATGCCAACTGGGACGCGGAAAGCAGTTCGTACATGGACGACTTCCTTCCCGATGAGTACGGGATTTTCACCGATCCAAAGACGGGAAAGACCTATATCGGCGGTCAGGAGGTTGGGCGCGGTTTAATCTACGGTGGAGCACATACTGGTAAGAGAAAGGGCGGAATTGGAGCTGGCCGCGGGCGTGGCCGCCATGAGCAGTATTTCGAGGCAGGTAGTCCCGGTGAAATGGCTGCATTCCGAAAGGCGATGGACAACAAAGAGCGAGGCAAGGATCTACAAACGGACCGCTACAAAAATAATGATATCGGAGGGTCTGGATACCAGTTCAGTCAAGCTGGCGGTTCAGGTAGGCGAACTCTAGACAGCGAGGGGAATACAACATACCTCGACAATGGAAACGAATACTCACGCATGACTCCAGAGGAGAAAGCATATAACGACGCGATGAAGGCTTGGGAGTTGAACTACCGGCGTGGACCAGAGCCGGAAATGCCTGCATCCAGGCCGGACCCAAACGAAGAGTTTAAGGAGATGCAGAATCGCCAATATGCGTGGTGGAACGAAACCACTAACGGTATGCGAGGGTCTGCGAGGAAGTCACTGATGGACCTTCAGAGCGCGGGCCTAGATGCACAGAAGATGGCCAATAACTATAAGGGATGGGGAGCGGGGAAATTAAACGGTCCGCGCAAATCCAACATATACCATAAGCAATCTAGCCCAAGCTTAACAACCTCAAGTTACACGACCTAATGCCCTCACGCGGAGTTACGAGTAGGGCTACTGGAACATACGCGGTGGCGGCCAAGACCGGCATTGGAAGTATGGCATCGGTGGTTGGCCGCGGTGCTGCAGGGATTGTATCTGAGCCCATTACCGCTGGGTGGGAGCCCATGTCGAGGTATAACCCACACGTTTCGGATGGAGCAACCCTTGAGGGGCCACTTAAGGGTTACTGGCAAAGAGAGATCAGGTCTGACGGGGCAGCCGTAACGATACAGTTGTCTCTTGATAAGCCCGCGCTTGGCGGCGAGACGATAACCTGGGCATCTGATGGTGACGCGATAGAGAATATCCACTGGACTACGACATCGCCAAAGGTGGTGACGCTAGTTCGCGGGCAGAGGTCTTTTTCGGTTGTTATTGCACCGAAGGAGGTGATTACGGGAATAGGGTCTTCTCTTAAGAAATGGTACCGAGAGCGCACGACAAAGCTGCGGCTGACCGCTACCGGAATTAAGATCCATGAGGAGCGCGGATTTGTTCACTTGGTATTTAACTCATCGGCACTTCCGCCTACGCTTTCACTTAGCGGCCCTACCAACTCTTCCGATACGTCAATCACATTTACGGTGACGGCAAGTTACGCGGTGCAAGATGAGGTAACCTTGCATGCTGAAATAGATGCGAGTTCAGTGCGGACCAATTATACGATAGGTGGCCTGAAGACGGGGGTGATTGCGGCCGGTGCAACACAGGGGACATTTACGGTTTCTAAGATCGTGGGAACTAGCGGCACGGGCAACCTAGTTATAGCGCTTGTGTATGAGCGCGGTGGAACTTTGTATAAAGAGATGGATTACGATGGGGATACAGACACTTTCACGGTCCAGAGGACCGTGCACTTGGATCAGAACCTTTGGCACCAGTCGAATGATATATCCAGCCTAAGATTCGATGATCCTGCGTCCGATCCGATCCGCCCATTAACCCCTGGTCACCCATCCTCACATTCTGGCGGCGGCGCGAGTTCATGGGGCGATCTAGAGGGCGAGGCCATGGGCATACCTCAGGGCGCGGCAGTAAACCCTAAGCTGCTTGATCCGATTACGGGTAACGAGCTTAAGCTTTTCCACCCCAATATTAATGTGATCGGAGGAATGTCATATATACGCGAGGGTTTCGAGGTGAGCTATACCGGAGGTGCCATTACAGCCCATAAGATTTTGCCTTTCACAATGACCCGCTGGTACTTCAAGCAGATGGTTGGCGCTGACGCGCATCGCAATGCTGAGTTTGCTAGGGTGCAGGTTCGTCACAGGAATAATGACCGTAACCACGGTGTTGTCTTTCGGTTTAGTTATAAGATTAACGGAGACTCCCCGGATCCAGTAGCGGACACAGCCCCAGGCTATAAAAAGCATTTTGACGACTCTCCTGTTGGGGACCACTTCTTTGCGTTCGCATCTGGGTTGGAGGTTTGGGAGTATTCAAAGTACAATGGGCACGCTGTTTCCGATGAGGGGTGGGGTACATGGTATGGCGCTGGCGAAGACAGCAATGGAACATACCTCTGGTTCCAGCACCACACGAATAGCGACCAGAGCTATGCTAAAGAGAACGGAACTACCCCACAGCCTGTGCATATAGGGGCGTTGCCTGTAGGGGACCCGGCTCGCGCCGCTGACGCGGGGTGGTGGATCATTAAGCCAGGAAAGAACTACCCAGATCCGGCGGCATCAGCAGTTCCCATCTACAGGGAGTACAGCACAGAAGATACGCCAGTGTCCTGGCAGGAGACAGCCTCAGGAAACCCGATTGAGTATCCGATCTGGGTTGGGACGGAAGATAAAAGCGCGAATGTCAAAACCGACATAGACGATGATGGCGAATTTGAGCTACATTTCTCGAACCGGCTTGGATACATACAGAATAATGGGATAGGCTGCTTAATGCACAGTATGCAGTTCACTATGGCAACGGCACGGATAGATCCACCCAACGCAACTGATGGGCGGTTTAGGCCATGCATGAAGTCGGGGTGGGATCCACAGGGTCTTGGAATAGTTGCCGATACCGGAACTGCACACAAACACACAGTTAGCATTAGCTAGGATAAAACATGGCAGCAAGAATTTATGTAGATGCCGTAGAGGGCAATGACATCTGGTTGGCTTGGCGCGTAACGCTACCGAACGGCGTGAACCTGACAAGGGCGCACCTGCTTGGCAACTCGGGGGAGGGCACACCGATGACCGTATCTCTAATCCATGAGAGTTCGCTTGGGAACTCTAAGGAGGTGATCCAGATTTACTCTGGCGTTGTTCCAAGCTCAGCAAACGAGGGGGCGAATGGAGCATTTAATGTGCACTCGGAGTTAACGGACACGTACTGGGGTGGGCTTGACGACATTGGGTATACGGTTGAGGCCCGGATTAGGGCGACACCACTAGAGGTAGCCACAGGCTATATCCTTGAGGGCGGCAACACATATGCGGTCGAGGTGAACCTGTCAACCACGGACTATGGAACAATTACTGTGGCTGCTGAGATTCAAATGGATTACCTGCATAGCGTATGACCGAAGAAGCCGGAACCGTTGTTCATGACTACACGCCTTACGGCGCGGCGCGAGAGTTGTGGAAGCTTCAACCGGCAGAGCTTCTGCTGGAGGGTCCGGCGGGTACGGGTAAGAGTCGCGCCCTGCTTGAGCTGCTGAATTTCCTGTGCGAGAAGTATCCTGGCATCCGCGTTCTTATGCTTCGGCAAACTCGAGAGTCTCTTGCGGAATCTGTGCTGGTTACATTTGAGGAGGAGGTTCTGTGGATGAACCACCCCTGTATCCACGGATCAGCTAACCGCAACAACAGGCAGAATTACCATTACCCTAACGGGTCGCACATCGTTGTCGGTGGACTGGACAAGCCAGAGAAAACCTTTTCGACACAGTACGATGTGATCGCTGTGTTTGAGGCGCGAGAGATTGACGCGCACACATGGGAGTGGCTGGCCCGTGCTAATCGTAACTTCAAGATGCCGTGGCAGATGCGGATCGCTGACACAAACCCGGCGGGCGAGTACCACTGGCTGAACACGCACTTCCCCGCGGGCATGAGGGATGTACCAGATAGGCACGTCGATGACAAGAGGATCAGGCTACTCTCTCGACATAAAGATAACCCCGTTTACTTTAATCACGAAACGGAGGAATGGACTAAACAGGGGCTTTCATATGTGGAAGGCATACTCTCGAACCTTACCGGGGCCCGCAGGGCTAACCTATATGAAGGCCGGTGGGCTAGTGAGGAAGGCGCGATCTATGAAGAGTGGGACCCCGCCGTGCACATTATCGACGCAGAGGATGCCCCTGACTTTAAGTGGTGTTTCGGATCCTACGACAAGGGGCTGCGGCACCCTGGTTGTTTGCAGATCTGGGGTGTCAACGATGACCGTATGTACAGGATCCTAGAGATTTACCGTACCGGCGAGACGATGGACTGGTGGGCGGACAAGGTTGAGAAGGCTACCAAGAAGTACGACCTTCAAGCCCTAGTCTGCGATCCGAGTGAGCCCGAATACATCAAGGTCTTTAATGATCGGATGGGACATGCGCGTGGGCGCGGCGGTCGACGAATCGCCCGTAAAGCTAAGAACGCTATTCGTACCGGAATCGACATGGTGCGCTGGGGGCTGCTATCTGGGGAGAGCGGGCCGAGGATTTTTATCTTGCGCGACTCGCTTGAGGGGCGCGATAAGACTAGGATCGAGAACAAGAAGCCGTACTGCCTTGAGGACGAGATGCCTAGCTATATCTGGACGAGGAGCAGGGACGGTAGCCCGACCAAGGAGCGCCCAGACCCCACCTGCTCAGATCACGCCCTAGACTGCATTCGGTACGCAGCGATGTTTATGTGGAATCGGGACCTTGGCATAGAGGCGGATGAAGACGATTATGACGAGAAGTCCTACGGGTCTATCCTGGGACACACTAAGATCCATAAAGAGGACAAGAAATATGCTAACAAGTGATCCCGAGAAGCTGATGGTCGAGATTAAGGCCGCCTGCTCGTTTAGGAACGAGTACGCGAAGACCCTGGAGAAGCAGCGCAAGCGTTTCACTGGTCCTCATTACCATGAGGAGTCAAGCGGGGAGTCTCAGGACTACAGCCCGGAGAACACATACTACGAGTATATCTCTCTGATGATCCCGAGGCTGATCTTTGACAATCCCAGGGTGCAGGTTTCCTCGCGCCGACCCGGACCCTCGCGTGATGTTGCACTTGCCCTGAAGTACGGTCTTGACCGGTGGGTACGCGACATCGTCCTACGGAAGAAGCTTGTTGAACTAGCTACCGACATGCTGTTCGGATACGGAATCGCCATGGTCAAGGAGTCGGTTCGTGAAGGTATGGACATGTCCGCAATGCTCCCTGAGGGGGAGGTGCAGATGCCGAGTAAGCCAACGTGGCCAGTTGTTGAGCGTATCGGCCAGACCAAGTTCTTTATGGACCCTGAGGCCGAGCGCATGTCTGATGCGCGGTTCATTGGGCATGAGGTTCGCCGTGACCGTTCGGACCTGTTAAGCCGTGCGAAGGAGAACCCCGAGGAGGGATGGGATGTGGATGTTCTTCGTGAGGCGGCAGAAACGGGCCCTAAGAAGAAGGGAAAGGATGGGGATAGCAGCGCGCCCACCAGGGACGAGCTAGTGCTATTTGAGGTTTGGGTGCCAGAGACGACACTCAAGGACAGCCCCGGCGCAGACAATGGATTCCATGGAACGATCTTTACGCTCTGCTCATCGCAGGGGCCTGAGGGAAGTAGCCCGTCTGGCAAATTTGCCCGAAAGCCAAGGGCTTACTACGGGCCACGCACCGGGCCGTACTCCATGTTCGGGATCTACAAGGTCCCCGATTCTCCAATCCCCCTTTCCCCGCTGACCGCGGTTGAGGCCCAGGTTAGTGACCTAAACATGCATGTCCGTGCGGCTACCCGGTCGATGCTTAACCACAAGCGGATTGCCGGGGTGAATGATCCCCGTACCGCTCAGCTAGTCAAGGATGTGGGGCACGACAATGTGGCCGTGATCCCTTTCGAGGATGGCCGCGCCCTGGTTCAGGAGTTTGAGGTTGGAGGTCAGACCGAGCAGCAGGTCGGCTGGATCGCTTCCGCGCGAGAGAGGGCTGATAGGGCGCTCGGGATGGACGAGGCCCTTAGGGGCAATGTCGCAGGCATCGGAACTGCCACGGAGCACACAATCGCCAGCGAGGCCAGCAATACCCGCATGGCATTCATCAAACAGGCGTTCACCGACTCTGTGACCGCCCTACTGGAGAAGGTCGCGTTCTACTTGTACCACGATGATCGGATCGTCTTTCCTCTAGACGAGGAAGTAATCCGTGATCTAGGTATCCCCCCTGAGGATCAGCCTATGTTCCAAGGGGGCGGTCACTCCTCCACGGACGGGTTCACTTTCGAGGATATGGAGCTTGAGATTGAGCCTTATTCCATGGAGAGGGCCAATGAGGGCCTAGCCCAGAAGAGGGCTATGGAGATGCACTCCATGCTCCTGAACACGCTCCCAGCGATGCAGCAGTACCCGGATTACCCCTGGGTCGACCATTTCTCCAAGATTGGCAATGCCATGAATGCCCCGGATCTGGCCGAGCTTGTCGACACGAACCTCCTGGACCGCTTCGCCAGGGACCTGTCCCAGCAGCAGAAGATCCAGGCTGATGTGGCCAAGCAGGCCGCCCGGCCCATGCTCCAGAGTCAGGTCGGAACCACCCCCAGCCCGAAGGCTGTATCAGAGAAGAGGCCCTCCAAGGAGCTTCCTAACGCTGGTCAAGACTCCGGGAAGATGCTCCAAGCCCCTATGCAGCAGGCCCCCACGGGGCAGGCGGCAGGTATGGGCGGAATGCCAGGAATGCCAGGAATGCCAGGAATGTAACTATGAAAGACATCAAATCGAAACTTCAGATTATTTGCAGAAAAGACAATGGATTCGCCTCAAGCCAGTTGCCCAAGAACTGGAAATACCATAAAGGGGAATTTGATAGCAAGGGCCGCCCCCGTTTTGCCAATATGGCGGAAGCCCGAGAGGCCACAGCGCGAGCCCGTGGCGAAGAAGGTGTAAACATTCACTATGACGAGCTTTGACCCGCTTGCGCGGGAGGATAATCTAGAGACTAATGGACAACGAAAAGACTACTGAGCAGCCAGAGATTCCCACGGTGGAGGCCACAAGCCCCCCCGAGGAGAGCATCTCTATGGAGGAATCCTCCGAGAAGGAGATGGATTCCGTGCTTTTAGAGCTTGACCCCGATCCCGATCCCGATGACCTTGAGTTCGTCGAGGAGGGCTCCACGGGGAGTGTTGCTATGGATGAATCTGGGGATGAGTCCCCCGACAGTTCTCCTCGACCCATTGAGGAGATCAATGACGCACTCGCAGTTCTGCGCCGTGATGGCTGGAGCGCGAAAGACCTTGAGGGTTTTGATGATGAGAGGCTGATGACCATCGCCGCTCACCGACAGAAGACTCAGGGCGATGTAGACCGTCTTTTAGAAGAAGCCCGCGGTAGGCAATCTGAAACTAGAGATACGGAGTCCGATGATGGCCTTACAGCAGAGCCCGCTTCGGATACCCCTCCTACCTCTGAAATCAGTGATGCCTCCGCACGGTACGCCGAGTACCTAGGGCTTGATGAATCAGGACGGGATCTAATGGTGGAGTCCCAACGGGCTGCACTTGGACCCATGGAGATCATCATAAACGAGCAGAGAGAAGCCATTGAAAGTATGGAAGCCCGGATGATGTACATGGACCTAGAGAGCGCACGAACCTCTCTCGTTACGCGGTTCCCACAAGTTGGGGATACCGGAGACGAGAGGTGGGGAAATGTGCTCAACAAGATGGCTGGACTTTATAACGAGGGTACAGATGGAGACACTGCCAGCGTTATGGAGGAAGCCATCTTGATGGAGTTTCGGGAAGATCTGAAGGGTGAGGCGCGAGCCGCTACAAAGACCCTCAGTAACTACCGAGCGAACGGTCAGCCGGATGTCCGCGCTGGTCGTGCAGAATCAACGTCACCGATCTCGTCTGACGAGAGAGATGATGCGGTGCTGCGAATGCTAGAGAGTTCGGTCCCCGACAGAATTGAACGGGCCCGCGCTATTGGACAACAACAAATTTAGGAGATATTAGATGGGCTCTGCGCTTAACACATTTAATGACTTCATGGACACGACTGGTCCGAGCTTCCTTAGTGGAGCGGATCAGATTGTCAATGAAGCCGTTAAAAACAATTACCTCTTGCGGCGTTTCATGCGCGGTAAGGGACCTTCCGAGACAGTTCAAGGTGGTCAGAAGATTAAAGACACCATCATGTTCGATGATGCCTCGACTTTCCAGTTCTACCAGCCGAACGATACGTTTAGTTGGCAAAACCCCCAAGTCTTAACTGAATGGGAAATTGATTGGCGCTTCAGCGTTGATCACATGAGCTGGACTGATCAGGAGATCGAGCTTAATACCGGCGGTCAGGGACGAAACTCCCGCCACCAGACTTACAAGACGCTTAAGCGCAGTAAAGAGCAACGCCTCTGGACCTCGCTTCTGAACGGTTGTGAGAACGCGCTGTTTACTGCGCCTAACTCTACGACCATGGAAGGAGCTGCTGGCACCGTGCCTTACAGCCTCCCCGTGTTCATTAACGATTCGGGCACGGAGATGACTGGATGGAGTGGGCATGTTCAAAACATTAACTCCACCACTTACCCCAAGTGGGCTAATAAGGTTGGGACTATGCCCGGTGGCGCTGATGCTACTGCTCGGTACAACGCAATGTTCGCCGCATTCGACAACATGTGGCAGGATGTGAAATTCGTTCCACCCCCTAGCCACCAGGAGTATTTCGAGAACCCTGAAATGAACGCGATGTTCATCGCATGTTCTAAGAAAGGCCACTCCGAGTATGTTAAGGCCCTGCGTGCATCGCAGGATACCTTCGTTACTGCATCCCGTCAGGACCCGGCATTCATGAAGCCCCAGTTCGCTGGGATCGACTTGGAGTACGTTTCGGAGCTTAACGACATTGCTGTTTACGATGACGGTACCAAGACAGAGGGCGGTGCTGGGCAATCAGGGGCAGCCCCCACGTATATTGGCCCCCGTTACTACTTTATTAACGCTAACTACATGAAGTATGTTTACCACACTTCACGTTATATGCATTCCCATCCCACCATGCGTCACCCGAACCAGCCGTTCACTACGGTCAAGCCGGTTGACTCTTGGTATAACTTCGTTTGCCGAAGCCGACAGCGCCAAGGTATTCTTGAGCCCGCAGCGGCATTCACTGACTTCTGATCCCAGGAGGATTATATTATGACTATGTTTTTAAGTAGCGGCCCTGGGGCCGGATTGGAGCCGAGGCGACAAGAGGTGACTCTTACTGCCGTGGCGGCTCTCACAAAGGGCGACATGACCGCTATAGATCCTGCCGTTGACACTAATGGCCGTTTTTATAAAACGCGGGCTTCGGCTGCTGCGAGTGATACCATTTATGGACTCTCTGTTGGGTTTAGGGTGGTAGCTCTTGAGAATATTGCAACTGGGGCTAATGGCCGATTCCTCGTAAGCGGGATTACCGATGTTTTAGTCGATGGCACTGCTAATGTCGCGGCGGGTCAGCCGTTGTGTGCCGTTGCTAATGAGGAGAATATGGCTATTGCAACTACCGCCAATAATAAGGTTTTTGGTTATGCTCTTGCGGCCCAGGCGGCTGATAGCGCAGTTTTGACTTCCGTTATGTTTAACGGCATTGACGGGTTCGGGACAGTAGTTACCACTTAATCCATGACCCTCACCGCTAAAGAAGCACTCGGGCATGTGCGACACGCCCTTTCGTCTGACAAGATGCCGACTGTTGGTGGTCTGCGTATCTTGAACGATGCAGGGGAGTCGCTTGTGAACATGCATTCTTGGCGGTGGCTTGAAGGGGCGCAGGCTTATTTGAGTCTGCGCTCTGGAGTCGACCATGTCTGGCTGCCAGAAAACTTCAGGGAACTGATGTCTCTGGTGGCCAGCAACTCGCTCAACTCGGGGATCAGTCTTACGACCCCTGATCAGATTGCGCGACACCGCGCTGATTCCTCCGGCTCTGCGCTGCACTACATGGCTGCGGTCGTGTTTGCTCCGAAGGAGGTTGCGGCGTATGCTGATGTGGAGGTGGCGGTTAATTCCGTTACTGCGGACTCAACCTTCACCATCGAAGGGGATTCAAATCCGGTTGTTTTCCAGCTAGTCGATATCAGCACACCGGCACAGGTATCGACATCGCTGCTTAGGTATGTTATTCGAGACACTTCCTCCCGTGCGGTAACCGCAGATAGACTTCTTAATGCGATAAATGAGGCACCTGACCTGAATGTGCGGGCGTTGAAAACTTCATCTTCAGGGCCATCATCATTCCGGGTCGAGGCGAAGATTAGCGGAGAGTATGTCACTGGTACATTTGGAGTTGCGGCATCTGTTCCTGCTCAGATTAAGCTAAACGGGACCACCGTTTCCCCACAGGCCGCGTTAAATGTTTCAGGCCCCGGTGGTGCCCCCCGCCCCCGCCTTGACCTCTGGCCGACACCCGGCGCAGATTCGATCAACGGGCTAACCGCATACTTCCGCGCAGGCTGGCGTTCGATTAGGGAAACGG